TCGTCTTCTGTTGCAGGTGAACCTAGCGCTGTGTTTATAGCATCGCTAACATCTTCTGTGCTTAACCCTTCAGGTATATCTGCTATCGCAGTGGTTATAGCTTCGCTAACATCTTCTGTGGTTAACCCTTCAGGTAAGTCGTCTATTACCTTGTATACACCTGTAGCTTCGACAGGATTACCGTCTTCATCTACTGTTGCAGGTGAACCCAGTGCATCACTTACGATTTTATCTACGTCTGTTGTAGACAAGTTGTTCATATCTTCTAACGCGTCAGATATTGCAGAGTTAACATCTTCTGTGCTTAAGCCTTCAGGTAAATCGTCTATTACCTTGTATATACCTGTAGCAGGATCGTCTTCTGTTGCAGGTGAACCTAGCGCTGTGTTTATAGCATCGCTAACATCTTCTGTGCTTAACCCTTCAGGTATATCTGCTATCGCAGTGGTTATAGCTTCGCTAACATCTTCTGTGGTTAACCCTTCAGGTAAGTCGTCTATTACCTTGTATACACCTGTAGCTTCGACAGGATTACCGTCTTCATCTACTGTTGCAGGTGAACCCAGTGCATCACTTACAATTTTATCTACGTCTGTTGTAGACAAGTTGTTCATATCTTCTAACGCGTCAGATATTGCAGAGTTAACATCTTCTGTGCTTAACCCTTCAGGTAAATCGTCTATTACCTTGTATATACCTGTAGCTTCGACAGGATTACCGTCTTCATCTACTGTTGCAGGTGAACCTAGCGCTGTGTTTATAGCATCGCTAACATCTTCTGTGCTCACACCCGCAGGTAATTCGGATATAGCCGTGGTTATAGCGTTGCTAACATCTTCTGTACTCACACCTGCGGGTATACTCGCTATGGCGCTATCTACAATTTCTTTAACTGCTTCAGTAGACGCAGCATTTAAATCTAAATTGCTTATTGCGTCAACTATGTCCCCTTGTGTTGCGGGGGCGGTACGCAAAGCATCTATTAATGACGCAAGGCTGGAAGTTTCGTCATCGACTTTCCCTACGGAATTGGCAACCTGTTCGTCTGTAAGGGTTAACCCCGCATCAGCAGCCGCGGCACGTATTTCGTCTGCATCTAGAAACTTTGGGTCTATGTACGCTGCAACCGCTGTTGCTACATTAGACTCCGCGCTCTTGGATACAAACGACTCTATTTCTGCTTGGGTGGGTTGATAGTCTGGATTCTGGTCAGCAAATATTTTCTCTGCTTCTTTAGTGCTTACATATAACGTGTCATATGTAGAGTTTAACACGTTGTTCAAAACTGTGGTGTCTGTAACACCTAAATCAGTTAGCACTTGAGAGGCCATTTCTGGCGTTGCAGCATTTTTTACCGCGTCTCGAACATTAGGATTTGTTCGCAATAGCGTGTCTGCTACAGCATTACCAGAATACAACGTCGCCGCAACGCCCGTACCCGAAGCAACCCCCATAAATCCAGTTTCCCAAACAGACCCCGCCACATCGTATTCAGGATCAATCTGTGAATTTACAGTCGCGGTATACAGTTGCGGTAGCGCTTCTTCTACAAACTCAGTGCTACCTTCTTTTATTACAACTTTTGACCCGTCGTTAACTCGTTTAACCAGTATGTCTAAAGAGTCACCTGCAAATTCGCTAGCGTTATCCCCAAGAATGTTTTTTGCTAGCGCCTGTCCTCCGATCCCTGCGGTAGCTAACGTAGTAAGCGTTGCAATCATACCCGCATTTGTGGCTGTTTCCATAGCTAGATCAGTGGCTTCTTGTTCTGTAAACCGTTGTGATCCATCGTCGTTTACCGCAGCCATAGCGGTAGCAAAAGTTTCATCAAACGATGCAGCCGCGGTGCCCCCAAAGGCTTCTCCTGCGTCAAGAACTAGCGCGGTCCCCACTGCGGCACGCGTAGCTATTCGTTTAGCATAGGCTTCTCCGCCGTTTATCAATGCTGCTTTGGCTACGTTAGCTGTACCACCTGATGCCAAAAATATTGGGACTTCTTGAAGTATTTCACTGCCCACATTTTCAGCAAGAAATTGCACGGGGTGCTCAGTAAGGTTCCCCCATATTGCCTGTGCTTTTAAATAACCTTTGTCTGCTAGGGTAGGTTCTTTGCCGGGGTTGTTAGCTCGCCACTCTGCATCGTAGTTTTGTGACCGCGCTTGCATATCAGCCGCGCCTGCCTTCCACTCGTCGGTCCGTAAATCTCCGCTAAGTTTAACCATGTCTTTTGCGACTGATAGCACCGCGTTGTTTTCTACATCTACATCTAAAGCCAATCCACCTAGAAACGCCGCTGCGGTTAGTAATTCTCCACTAGCCCCCGTCACTACGCTTGCGGCGTTCGTAAATGCTTTCTGTTGGTCTTCAGGCGTTTCTTTTTTGTACACTTCATACAAACGACTAAAGGCTTTGTGGAAAGGACTACCAACTTGCTCATCCAGTTGCGCACCTTGCTCTGCTGTAAGGTCTAACACAGTCTGCATCCACGCTGCACCGTTCGGTGGGGGTAGTAAACTTGTTTTAATTTCAGACCCTACGGTAGTGCCGTAAAGACCTTCAAGGTACTCTGGCGACAACAATGACTTTGGGTTTCTGTTTGTTACTAACAAGGATAATGTAGCGCTGTTTTCCATTATAACTATTGCGTCTAAAGTGCCAGTTAGAAGGTCTACCGTACCGTCATTATTTGCAACTGTGACAACGCCATCACCATCGGCCACAACAGTGTCAACTAAAGTCCATGTAGGTTGGCCGTTTTTATTAGTGATTACTGCCTCACCCGAAAGCAAGTCTTCTGCGGTAACCCCATCGTCAAAAGGTATTCTGTTATCCTGCGCAGACGCAAAACCATCAGTCTGTGCTTCTGCATTTTGAAGCAACGCCGCACCTATTCCCGGGATATCACCACTGTAACTCATACCTGATGATAATAACTCTGCAAATTTGGCTTGCGCGGCTGGACCTGCGTATTCAAGTTCATCTACCGATATGTTATTATTTTCTAGCGCGTAAAGTAAGTTTGCTTCGCTCATCCCCTCCGTGGCTATGACACTACCGTCAGTAGTTTGTATGTACTCGCCGTTTAAAAAAGGTTGGTAATCATCATCACCAATGTCAAAACCAGACGCTTCTATAAAGGCTTTAAATTCAGGAGTTGCATCTGAAGTATCATTTCGCAGCAAGTTAAACAGGTTGTTAGAAAACTCCTGCGTTCCTGCTATAGGAGCATCTCCCGGCTGCGGCACAATATCCGCAAATGTTTGCAGTTCGTTGTTCGCGTAGTTCAGCAATGTGCCAATCTGATCTTTACTTAGACTGTAAATATCTATGCCTTGATCTGCGAGAGCCTTGGTTACCGCGGAAAATCTTGCTGTGTCTAACGCGCTACGAATAGAGCTTTCTGTAGTGGGTCTATTGGTAAAGTTTTGCAGTGCGTTTTCATACACCTCATCAGGAGATAAACCATAAAAATTTCCATACTCATCTACTGCTAGATCAGGTATTAAAGATGTTGCGGCTAGTTTAATTGCCTCCTGTTTCATGGGGACTAGCGCGGCGTCTAGGTCTTCAAAATCACTTAAAATGTATTGATATGTGTCTTGATAATCTTTGTTAGCGGCGTCAACCGCGGCGTTAGCAGCAGCAATAGGGCCATCCGCCGTTAGCCCAGCGTCGATTTGATTTTTTAACGCGGGCGCTTCTGCGTTTATTCGCGCAGCTTGGGCATTTAAATCCTGTGTTGCGGTATTGAGCGCGTCTAAAGTGGCTTGAGTGGGGTTGGCTTCGTGCTCCGCAAGCCTCTGATCTCGTACGTAGGCAAACGTATCATAAGTGTCCCATAGTACATTGTACTCAGCGACCCGCGCATTATGCGCAGCTACTACATTTTTTTGTTCTTCTACAGCCTCATTTATTGCTGTAGCTTTTTCAATTGTAGTAGCGGTATTACCAGTAAAATCGTCTAACGCAGAGTTAATTGGATCGGTAATAAAGTCGTACATCGTATCATACGCGGACTTACCTAAACCATCTTTACCAAAAAATGTTTCTCCTGCTAGTTCAGGGTTACCCTGTTTAGCTACATCGAACGCTGCAACAGTAGCATCGGTTATAACTTTTATTTGCGCATCAGTTAAATTTTCTTTTGCGGACGCTTCAACGCTGTCCACAAACTCCTGCATGTACTCAACTACAGGGGTATATTTGTCTACAATACTTTGAACAAACGCGGTATCAGTTACATATTTTTCTAGGAACTCAGAACTACCAATATCAGAAAGTATGTCTCCTGCACCTGCGTATAACATGGCGCTAGACACGTCTTGCCCTAGCAATTCTGCAGATATCCCCGCACTGACCGCGTTTTTAATGCCTGCAGACACCCCGTCTAGTTCAACGTTGCCTAGTTCGTTTAGCTCGTACCCAACGTTACCCATAATTTTATTTGTGGCGGCATCCACCCCCGCCTGCGTGCCAGATACTGCAGCGGCAGTTAAAAACGCGTTGCCCGCCTGCTCTAGGTCACCTGTTGCTACGTACGTCCTTGCGGCACCTTCTGCCCCTGCGGTTAACGCCGTGGCTACTGTAGAAGCTAACTTAGGGTTAGCAAATACCGCTGCGGTTCCTGCCTCTATGGATGGGCCTACATAGTTACCGACTGTCCCGCCTACATAAGTACCTGCACCGCTGATAACCGCGGCTTTTACCGCGTCCTCTAAACTTTCTCCATCAACTAACGCTTGTGTCCCTGCGCCAGCCCCTGTTATCAACGCGCCTTGCATTAATGTAAGACTGCCACCTGCGGTCATAACTGCAGCGGTAACGGTAGCAATTGCCTCAATGGGATTATCTAACGCATACTCTACAACGTTTTCTACACCATCAACTACAGGCTGAACAACTTCATCCATAACCCATTCAACAGCATCTTCAACAACGTCAGCAATATTACCTGTAACGTCTTCAACAAAATCTACTGCAGTGTCAACTACGTCTTCAACGGCTTCTATAACAAAAGACATACTACACCACCTCTGTTAAGGGTATTTTGCCTAGCATAACAAACCCTTGAGTCTTCCCTGAAGCAGTTCGCCCTGCCGCTACTTTAGTGTCCGCCCTGTCTGCGTATCGTTTCCACGCACGAAAAGCGCTGTCATAAATGTTACCATCGTATTGCGTTCTGTAATGCGTTACACCCAAATCCTGCAAATGTGTAAAGTATTTTAACCCTGCAACAATGAAGTTTTGCGCCGTATCTACTGTTAAACCACGACCCCACATTTGGTGTTTGTTTTTTCCTGTACCACGATGCCCTATAAACACTGTATTTCCATATTGCACTATATCTGTATTGGGCATGGAAAACTCTTTAATTAACGCTGCCCCAAACGCGGCGGGAGGAAGATTAGTGGTGTTATAGCTACCTGAAAATTCCATGACGACTTGCGCAGGCTCAAGCTGCGTAGTTTTGCTATCAATTACAGTCGCCACCCTACACCTCCGTAGAAAAAATTGCGGCTGAATAGATGTTACCCATGCCAGCGGCTAGACTAAGAAATGGCCCTTTAGGGGCTGGCGCATCATAGGATAAGAACACATTATCGTCTTCGGTCCTATTGAGGATTTTTGGTACTATACCGCACTTAAGGTCATTTAGCAACAACCCTGTCTCTAATAACCCGCTAGCGCCCATAGTATGTCCTATGCGTGGTTTGTACGATGTAGCAACAAATTCTCTCAAACTACGTTGCAGCGCCGCTTTTTCTGCTTTGTTGTTAACTTCTGTACCTGTTCCGTGGGTCTTAACAACTTGCACAAGAGACGGAGGCGTACAAGAAATATGCAGTGCGCCTTCTATAGCTTTAGAATAACCTTCACCATCAGATCGTTGCCCAAGAGGGTTTGTGTTATCTTCCGCGGACGTGTACGCACCTAAAAACGCGCCTTTCGGTTCATGTCCTACCGCGTGTTCTTTTTCAAATATACATAGCGTTGCACCTTGCCCTAGAAAGAACCCTTGGTTAACTGTGTCGAACGCAGATGGTTTTACGCGGTCTTCATCTTTGTACTGCAGGCTCGCACCTGCTTCACCAAAAAACTCTAAGGTTAGGTTGTTGACTGCATCTTCGCCACTAAGCACAATAACGCGATCAAACCCAAAATTGTTCATAAGGTTTTGTACGTCCATCATTACCTTTAAGCTGGACGCGCACGCGCTAGCGTCCGTAGATACGTGGTCGTGTACATGAAACATGCTAGCCACACGCCCTGCGTATATGTTTGTTAGTACAATAAAAGGTAATTTTACTTTATAGTGAAGTTCCGTAGTGTCGTCTTTATCATAACGCCCGTTGTTGCCCATCCATCCTTGATTGCCCGCAGCAAAAATAAACCCAGTCTTGCCTGTTACAGGGTTGTCTAACACGTACTGTATAGCTTCGTCGGTAATCACCGTATCTAATAGCGTATGTGGGGGATATTTTAACCCAGATTTAGCTCGTTTAAAGGTTTCGGGGATTATATACGCATGTTGTGGGTACGGCACATCGTCAACCAGTGTAGGAGTTTCGGCGTAATTACTGTATATTTTAGTTAAATATATCACGCCACAACCTCCATGGCTGCTTCTACTGTATCAAAATCACGGCTTTTGTTTTCCCACATGTAATCTCGTACATGGCGTAATGATTCTGTAGGCACATTAAAGTCTTCTGTTTCTGGTATTCCGTATATTTCAAACAACAAAACAAATGTAAGTGTTACATCTAAACTGTCTAGCCCAATATCTTCTTCTGCTAGAGTAACATCTAAGGATGTAGGTTTAGTATACTTGTCTAATCGTGGTTTGTGGTCACGCACGCACGCATCAAATAATTCAATAAAGTCCATTTTCGCACCTCGCTGTTAAGGGTGCGGTTATTATACATTGCTTACAAAGGATATGTCTATAGACGCAGACGGGATGCCGGGATGTGGAGAGGTGGCTGCTTCTGTGTGCAAATTTAACTGGGTGTCCCCTGTTGCCCAATAGACTTCTACGTAGTCGTTTGCAGCTAACGCAGTAGTAAAACCCCAGTGTATAACGTAATCGTCGTTACCTTTTACGTCAAACATATGACCAGAATATGCTACAGCGCTACCGTTCTTTTGTTCCCAAACAGTTACAGGTGTTTCGCTTGAGTTGTTGTGTTCTAACTGCAGTGTAACATCAAACTTGTATACACCTGCGTTTTGTACATTTATCCGACTATTGTTAGATAGCGTAACGGCGCTGTTGTACGCAGTGTTATTAAAGGTAACCGCATACCCTGTGTTAATAGACCCAGCCGTTTGATCTTGCGTACTGTAGAATGATGCGCACGGGGTGTACAGAAATTTACCACCTACATCTGTTGCGGTTAGAGTAGTAACCACATTTGTAAGCCGTCGAAAAAACAAGCGCAGAACGTTACTTTGTTGGTCGGTGAACGGTCTGTTGTACGTGTCCGGTGCTAGGGGTAACGCAGGTGGGTCAACTTGGTCAATTTCGTTAGCCATTAACGCCGTCCGTCTGGCCTAGTATCTAAACGAGGTGTTCCAAGTTGCCACATAACTCCTTGCCCCGTAGATTCTATTTTTATCACCATCTGTCGCCCCCGCACGCGCATGTATAACTCGTCTGTGTATTGTTCTATAGGTGCGGTAGCCGTACGAGTTATTGTCCCTGCACTGTTGCCGCTTTCAGATAATGGACTGTTAAATCCTGACCCTGAGTTTGCCATGGGTTGCAGTGTAAGCGTGGCCGCGGGTGCGCCCGTTGTAGACCCTTCAAATGTCATGTCAGGAAGCACGCGACTTATTAAAGAAAACCTGCTGCCGTCCCCCAAATCAAATTGAGAAGACGATATGTTTGCAGCTATTGCCGCGTTTGCACCTGTCTCGTTATCATCAATACCATCTTCATGGTTGACCAAGTTATTTGAGTAGGTAGCTGCAAGCGGAAAGTTCCTAAGACCAGAGTCTAGCCACGCAGTGCGCCCTAAAGAACCATAGTACCAAGTATCCTCCAAGTAATTGTATATGGCATAACGATCAATTTCTGTCTGCCCTGTAGAACAATAGAACCACCATATTTCATGGAACGCTTCGTTAGTCCCTGCAAAAAACTGGTCATACTGCAAAGTGTTAAGGTCGTTAAATATATGTCTTTTTATGTCGCAGCGTAGCGGCTGTGTGCGCCCATCATACTTGTAGAACTTATCTTTACCCATCCAGTACGCAACGCCATTAGCAAAAGCCACACTGTTTTGAGAAGCAATAGATATGTTGTCTCCTACAAGCTGCGCGCCCCAGACCGCGGGTGCTCCTACATACTGCATGGAATACAACGCGGAGTCAGACCAAACTAGAACCTCTTGACGGGCTTGTTTGGCGGCTACAATCTCTGTACCACGAGACAAGTTAAGCCCACCTGCTTGATTTGTACTAGCGGGGGTCCAATTAACCGCGCTTTCTTGATCTGACCAACGTACAAGCATGGGGTCTTGCGTAGCGCTACCAAGGCTGTTGCACCCAAAACAGAACACAAACCTATTAATATCAGATACCAGTAGTAAGTTTTGTATTGTTGGTACGTTAGACGCGCCCCCAAGACTAGACAAAAGCACCCCGCGATTTGACACACCATTTGTGGCGTCCCAGTAGTATATGGAACCGCCGCGCACAGCGAACAACAAGTCTTCCCCAAAGTTGGCTTGACTCCAAAGCCGAATAGCCTCGTTAGAAGCTAGACCATTACCCCAAGTACCGCCGCCCCACGTACCTGCGCCCCAACCTGTAAGCGGCACAACCGACGACTGCCCTGTGGTTATCTGGTATGCTGCATCAGTAGCAGAACCTCCATTACCCGTATCAGATGAATTTGCTGTGACTGACACTGTTATAGTGTACGCATTGGCGCTAGTGACCGCTGTTATCTGATGTTCTACGTTTAAGACCGCCGCGGTGATGTTGCCGCCTAAAGACGCTGCATCGCTAAAAGTAACAAAGTCATTAATAGACGCACCGTGACTAGCATCAGTTACAGTTACAACAGCGCTCCCATTACTAGCTGCAAAAGTCGCTGCGTTAGTCGTAGTAGCGCGAATAGGGGTTATGTCGTTATACGCGCCACCCTGTTCCAAGTAAAACTTTAAGTTGGTGCCAACACCCACAAGGTTAAACCCTGATAAGGTAACCCAGTTCATCAAGGAACGACATACGCCTTGAAACGTAGACGTAGATATCCTGTTCCAGCCACCTATTTTTTCAGGAAACCCTTGACGAAAACGAACTTTATCGCCCTCGTACCAACCATTTTCCGAAGAATAGCTTGTACGTTCGTCGTTAATACCCGCTTTAAAAATAAGTTTTTGGAACGGCATATTGCACCTATGATGTTTCAGCGAGCACGGGGGGAAACGTAGTAACGCTTATAGCTATATGTTGTTTTAAGTTTAGTGCCGCCCCACAATCAGCGCAAGTATCTGCGGCCAACTCTGCTTCATCTAGGTCATACCCACATGCAGCGCACACTTGGTGTATTACATGCGCAGGGTCTACTGCACCGTTTTCTAGTGTTTTGGCTTTATTCTCAACGCGCATAATTACCCTTTCTGAAAATGTGGCATGTCTACAAAAGGTGTACGTCCTTGGCTACGCCGAAGGTCTACATAAGCGTTGTAAGCATCTAACATTGTGCCGTCCCACTCTAGTATATTGTCTATATGCCAAGCACCGCCCCACTTTAACTGTTTGATGCCCATCTCTTTGGCGGTTTTTACAATAGCGTCAGCAACATCGTCATAGAATTTTAACTCCCAGCACACGCGTGGCCCTAGAAAAACCATAAAATCAAACGCGTTGCCTTCTAAATGTTTGCTTTTCATAGTTTTTGATGCGCCTGAATCTACCAAGGTGCGTTGCTCTTCTATGGTTCTAAGGCCACCTAGATGCGGAATACCAAAATCATACGGGGTGTTGTGTATAGCCGCACGCACAAGGGTATACAATTCGTCGTCTATACCTTCGATACGGTCCAAACTGCGCTGACTTAGTTTAAAACTCATGTTACTTCCTTTTAAAAAATGCCTGTGCCCCGCGCACACCAAAACTGGCTGAAATCGCAATTCCAAGGCTATAAAAGTACCAATCCGGCGCTTTGTTAAGCTGTTCAAAGCCACGATCAACCCAACCTTCAGCGCCCGGAATCCAACATAAAATCAATGGGATAGACAAAATAATCACAAACCATTCGTCCTTCCAACTTGATTTTGCGCCTTCCGCCATAATGCGTTCCCAATCGGCAACGCTTGTTTCTTTTGACAATAATATTTTTGCTTTCGCCTCGGCCTCAGTAAGTTTAAGTCGTGCTTCCGCAGCGTTTTTGTCTGCTTTACCTTGCAGCCAACTTCCCGCAAGGTCGGCTATTGGCCCTAGTGCAGCGGTAAAAATACTCATTTCTCAGACCCCAACCACACGGCAAACGCGCCCGTAAGCGCCCCAGAACATATTGATATCATTGCACTTTGCTGCGTTGACAAGTCGTCGAGATTCATCCCCCACTCCAAAACACGAATGTACATTATTGTCATAACCAGCATCATCAGACGCGGCATAATTTTCCAAGCAAGTATTTTTTCCATAGCCTACCCGTTTGCTAATTTATCTGCAGTATACACCATAAGTGCGATTCCACCAACAAAAACAACTAATCCCAGCACAAGGGATATTCCCCAGAAAAGCCTATCCCGTGCCGCCGCCGCCGCTTCTAACGCTTCTTTTTGTCTGGTTCGTGCCGCGGCTTGCTCGCGTACCACCAAGTCCCACATTCCGGGGGGTCCGTACAACATGCACGCGCTGCGGAGCTGATCCATAGCTTGTTTGTGTGCCATCTTCGCTTGCGCTATGGCAAACCCTTCTTCCTCTGAAGATGTTAGACGGCCTAACGGACCTTTGTGTTTTCCTTGTTCTGCTAGATTAATGTCTGCTTCTAACTTAGCTAGCTTCCCAAAATGCGGCATCAAAGAGTTAACATCTCTACCCGCTTGCACAGCGCTAGTTATACCCCCAGCAATTTTAGTGACTGCACCTGCTAACGCTAATACTTCTATCATAACCACGCATCCGTTACTTACCGCTCTAACATCCGGTCCATTTTAGCGTCGAGAGCATCCAACCTAGCAATAACTCGGTCGATGGACGTGTTACTCTCGACCTTCGTCGAGTATTCCTTAGCTAGTTCCTCTCTCGTACGATTAAGCAGTATTTGAACGCGTTTTAATTCGTCATGTTGCGCCTTTATCCACCATAAAATGAAGGCGATCACCGCAGTTAACGCCGCGCTCCAAATTACGTCCATCCCCATTACGAATACACCACATCAGTTGTTTGGATATCTACGACCCATTTAAGGTTGGCCGATGCTCCAGTTACAGCTACCTCAAGTGCGCCTGCGTCAGAAGTCGAGGCTGATATAGCAATACCATACCCGCCACCGTTAGTCCTTGCTGTTATGTCGCTATCCACAACAACTGCGTTTCCAGAAGCCTCCCTACGTGCAACGCCTTTAATATCCCACGCAGATACCGATGAGCCTTGACTACTCTGTTGTCGAACGATTGCTGTACCTGTAAAAATGATTGCGGAACTAACAGCTAGAAATATTTGGTTGCTTGTAGACCCTGCACCGCCGTCTGTTGTGGCGATAGTTTGTGTAGCGTTAGACGTAGTAGCAGTTAGTATGTAGCGCCCTGCTATACTAGCATCCGCCCATTCTGCGGCGTTACCCGCGGCGTTCACGGTAAGGTTCTGCCCTGCGGTCCCTAGCGTTGCGGGTAAATTAACCTGTAGGTCACGTCCATCTACTGTGCCTGTCACCGCAATGTCCCCAGACACAGTGACCCCACCAGAACTTGTAGCTATACGCGCGCCGTTATCGTAAAATAAAGTAACTGCGCCGCTTACTGCGCCCGTAACCATATTTTCCGTGCCTGTAACAGTCTGCAGATTAATCGCATCCGACTGAATATTAAGGTTGGAGGTAGCGTTTTTAATGTATGCTTGCCCATCTTGGTATAACTGCAGCTCGTTACCAGAACCAAACTGGGCGATGTTAGACGCACCGAACGTTATATTATTGCCATCAACATCCAAATCACCACCTAATTGTGGAGACGTATCGTCTACAAGTGCCCCAAGAGCGCCAAGATTATTTCGCGCTGCGCTAGCACTGGAAGCACCCGTACCTCCATCTACCACTGCTAAATCAGTAATACCTGTTATAGCTCCACCGTTTATTGTGGGGGTTGTAAGCGTCTTGTTAGTCAACGTTTCAGCGCCCGCCAGAGTGCTTATAGTGCCCGTGGTGGGCAAAGTTACATTTGAAGCCCCTGTGGTTGTAAGAGTAAGCGCATACGCCCCTGCAGTTGTTAAACTACCCGCTAAAGATAAAGAGTTACCATTTACCGCAAGGGTGCTACTGTTTGTTAACGCCGACACCACATTTGTGCCATCACAAAACAAAATAGTAGTTGTCCCATTAGGTACAACGATACCAGTACCTGCGGCTGTTTTAACCGTAACGGACCTATTACTTCCTACAGTATTTCTTATTACGTACAATTTTGACAACGCCGGGCACGTCACTGTAGCGTTGCCAGAAAGTTGACTGTTTGTATCTGTAAGCTCCAGTATGGCTGCACGAGATTCTGCGGTTGTGCCGTTAGCACTTGTTAATGCGTGCGCGTTAGCTGTCCAAGAGTTTATAACCGCACGGCCCGCAACTGCTTCGTCTACCATAGAGGTTATGTTGTTGTTAACTGTATCGCCCCATGTACCGTCTAAAGCGCCCTGCACAGGGAGAGCTAATTTTAATAATGGTGTATAAGTTGTCATACTAGCCTCACTGTTTGTCGTACACGTCTACCCAGTTGGGTGTCTGTGAATCATCTATATCTTGCCATACGAGCAGTCTACCTAGTTCTGCGGTAGCGGTCACGCTTGTTACGTCTATTGTCGCGTTAATAGCTACAGTAACATCACCTAATGTCAGTGTAGCGGAATTACCTACAACTTGGAATATCGCATTTGTAGCTATACTTGCGGTGCCTACAGCGCCAGTGCCTTGCACCCCGCTAACAGTAGTGTTACTCGCGCCACTTACGGTTACATTTCCTATAGCACTGGCAAGCTCTAGTCCCGTAGGAATTATAGTCGCAGCGCCTTTAATAGTTACAGTGCCGAGTCCGGTAGTTACAGATACACCAACAACTGAAGCATTTGCATCCGCAGATATAATTACGTTGCCTATTCCGGTAGTAGTAGCAACACCTGTTAACGATACGTTGGCTGTACCTATGACACTTACAGAACCTATGGCACCTGTGGCAATAAGACCCGAGGGTTCTATTAAGGCTGTACCGCGTACAGTGACAGAGTTTAGTAAGGCCGCGGCTTCTACCCCCGACACCCGAGCAATGTTCTGCTCAAATGTAGACGCTAGTGGCGCGCCTGTAAGGGGAAAGAAACCGAGCATAGTTTAAGACGCTCCGTGAGCGTCACACCATGCGTCTACACTCGCATCAATAGCAGAGTCAGACAACTCGTTGCCTTCTGCATCTAACATTGGATAATTAGAATCAATACCACGAACTCTAGTCTTTAACTGCGCGCGGGTAAGTTCCGTGACACTATCAGGAACATAATAGTCTCGATCCGCAAGGTCTGGGGACCACCCAACCATTGTGTTATTGTCGGGGTTTGGAAAGTACCCACCGTCTTCTACCCATGACGGCGCACGTTTGGCACCTGCTTCACGGACTAACATATATTCAAGAATCATCTTTTACCTCCAATCGGAGCATATACTCCGTGTTCATAAAGTCAGCTTTACCAAACAAGCGTTCCGCTGTCATGTCTACACAAGCACAATATTTGTCCGCCATATGATCTAAAAAACCTTCAAGGTCATTAGCGTGCGGTATTGTGCCTTCACTAATTTGTTTAGTGGTGTGTTGAATGTATCCAGTTACTTCAGTCAAAGATACCTGTGGATGAACACCATACTGCTGTAGGTATTCAATTGTAGCTGTATTGGCTCGACCACCATCAAGCAGATTACGATACATAAGTTCAAAGCCACGGCGAACATGATGACGTTTTTCTTCTTTTTCAAACGTCTCTTCGTCCCAATCATCAATACCATGTTTTGCTTTGATGTTTTCATAAGCGTCAATCAACGTAGCGATATCTTTAAACGAGCCATTTATTTTTGACTCTAGCATATCTAGATTGAAACGTTTTTGCCGATGTTCTGCCATAGACACAGGATCATTTTTTGCCGCTAATTTTTCTATTTCTTGGGTGGTCTTAGCGTGATTTACCTGTGCTTCTGCCAAAGCTGATTTACGTTTTTCAACTTCCGCCATAATCTGACGCATCATACGCATAGGCGACTGCCCGTTAAGCATTGTAAGCGTCATCAGCGACAACGTATGTTGGCTATTATTACGATCAAACGCACGAGTTTTTTGCTCTAACTCAGGCAAATGTTTGTTTACTTTAGCTACCGCAGCCGCGTTAATTTTATCCGCAGACATTGCTGGCAAGCTAAACGTTATTTCATCAGTTGTTGTTAGTTCTTTTTTCATGTTAATTCCCTGAACAAGCTCCCACGGCGTATTTAGCCGCTGTAAGATCACCAAAGTCGGCGGCATTACCGGGAGTTTGGATGGTAATATACTGAATAGTGTTAATGTCACTACCAGTAGTACCCCCAGCAAAAACTCCCCTTACCCCATTAGAAGTACCATCAGTCTGGTTTATTCCAGTAAGTAAATCTCCAAAGTCTGTAGCGTTACCTGTCGTAGCTGTAGTAACATATTGCATAACATTTGAGTTTGAACCAGTGTATCCCCCAGCAAAAACACATCTTGTTAAATCTGAGCAAGCCCCCATACCGTTGACTCCTGCTAATAAGTCTCCGAAGTCCGTAACGTTTCCTGCGGTAGCTAAAGTAATATATTCTATTACATTTAATCTATTGGGGCTAGAAAAACCACCAGCAAACAACGCCCTTACACTACCACTAGCTGCTGCTGTATTAGACTTTGAGCTACTTAAATCACCAAAGTCAGTAGCATTCCCTGTGGTGGCTATGGTAATATAGTCTATTACATTACCCGCGGGACTATAAGTAACAAAAACACCTCTTTCAGCGTTACTTGCGCCCTTTGTTTGCCTTGCTACTGTTAAATCCCCAAAGTCTGTAGCATTTCCCGTGGTGGCTATAGTAATGTATTCCATCACATTTGTTACACTGGAATACTGTACAGTACCTCCTCCAAAAACTCCCCTAACACTATTTGATACCGCACCTACACCAACCTTATTAGCGCTTAAATCTCCAAAGTCTGTAGCATTACCTGTATTGGCTATGGTAATGTACTCTATTACATTAAAATAGCTACTTTGGCCCCCTGCAAAAACTCCCCTTGATCCGTACCAGACTGTTAAAGGTGCCTCCGCCGTAACATTGTACCACTTGTCGTTAACCTTTAACTTTAACTGTTCATCCGCAGTATCGTACCAAACAGCCGCGTTCGGTGCCCCCGAAGGTTCAGACGCTTGTTCGTAGTAATCACGTTTAACCAGACCATCTCCCGATTGGATGTTGGTTGTAAAATTAACGGCGCTACCGTTGTTCTTAATGGAGTCTACTTTTAACGTACTCATAGTTTATTCTCCAGATGCTCCAGCAAGACCATATCTTGCCAACGCTAAATCGCCAAAGTCTGCGGCATCACCTAGTGTTTGAATAGTGACATAGTTCATTGCATTTAGGCCCGATTGACCTCCAGCCCAAACAGCCCTTGTGCTATTGGCAACAGCGCCGGAATTATTACTGTTAGTTATTATAAGGTCGCCAAAGTCCGTAGCGTTCCCAGCGGTTTGAATTGTAATATATTCTATAATCTTGTTATATACTGCAAAAATACCCCTAGTCGCATCTGCACAACCATTGTTTCCTTGATTACCAAATAGCGTAGAGTTACCAAAAACAGTAGCATTGCCCGTAGTAGCAACCGTAATATAACTGTACGCATTGGTTGCTGAATATTGTTGCCGAATTACACCCCGAACAAAGTCGGCACAGCATCCACCTTGTTGTCCAGCAACCGTTAGATCACCAAAATCAAGAGCATTACCCGTTGTAGCTACGGTAACGTAGTCTAGAGTATTAGTATCACCGCTCACAAAACCACCAGTAAAAACCCCCTTCGTGCCATCTGAAAGTGCGGCAAGTGATCGCCTTGCGACTGTAAGATCACCAAAATCTTGAGCATTACCTGTTGTGGCTATAGTGATGTAATCTATCGTGGTAGTATTGCCACTATTATTAGGATAACCACCTCCAAATAAACCCCTAGAGCCATTAGAGCATCCCCCATAAATACTGTTGTTTGCAACCATGTCTCCAAAATCTGTAGCGTTACCTGTCGTAGATATAGTAATATAATCCATTGCGTTTGAAGCAGCATAACTTGGTAATAAATTCCCTGCCCCAAAGACACCTCTATTACCTGAATTAGCAGGGGGCAAAGCCGCACTAAGTGTGTACCAACCATCATTAATGTATTGTTTTATAACCGTCCCATCATACCAAATCGCGCCGTTTGCGGGGGACGAAGGCGCACTAGCGCCTGTGTGATATTCGGTCATCGTCACCAAAGTGCTAATGTCTGTACCACCAACGGTAAGACCTTGGCTAAAATCTGGTGCTCCACCGGACCTGTTTTCTATATTACCAACGTTGAAGGTACTCATTGTTTAGCTCCCCGCCGTTCCCCCGGCATAAGTAATTGAATTGGTTAAGTCACCAAAATCAGTAGCGTTGCCGGGGGTTTGGATTGTAGCAACATCAATGTTGTTAACGCTATTGCCGCCACCGCACCAAAATCCTCTAGTGGAACTTGCCGAAACAGCGCAGCGGCCTCTATTAGAAGTTAAATCTCCAAAATCTGTAGCATTGCCAGTTGTTGCTATTGTTACATACCCCATAGCATTAGTATCAGTGGCACCTCCACCTCCGTAAACCGCTCTTGTGGCGTCATTTACGGCAGCAGCAAAGTCAGTACCAGCAACCATGTCTCCAAAATCTTGCGCGTTCCCCGGAGTTGTTGAAGAAACATATTGTATTCGATTATTTTGCTGATTGTCATATCCAGACAAAAGACGAGATTCATTTGCCGCTGACCAAGCACCATTGTATACTGGTGATGTATTAAGATCACCCCAGTCCCCTGCATTTGCGGCAGTTGAAACTGTTACATAATCAATATTAGCTCCTGCGTTAACACCCCCTAGGAAAAAAGCGTATGTTCCGTTACCGCAACCTGTAAAATAAAATCTTACTTCGGTTAAATCTCCAAAATCTACTGAATTACCTGTGTTTGCTATAGTGACATATTCTATTACGTTTATGTAAGGCGTTCCCCCACCAGCAAATAGACCGCGTGTTCCATTAGACGCTGCGGTAAGTCCGTACCTAGATGTTAATAGGTCTCCAAAGTCTTGCGCGTTTGTGTTACTAGCGTTAGCAAAATATTGTATTTGGTTAGTGTTTGGATGTCCACCTCCTACAAGAGAGCGAGTTCCATACCAAGCAGGGGGTGCCGTAACAGTAACCGTGTACCAACCTCCGTTAACGTACATTTTAAACTCGTTGCTTGACGTATCAAACCAAAGCTCCCCATCTTCTGGAGAAGACGGCTCTGAACCAGAAGCCGCGTACTGCATTGTCGAAGTAGAAGCTAACGCGGTGCCTGCTATGGATACCCCGTCAGGAATGTTCGGTGCGCCTGTACCCGCTAAGTTGGTTATTGTGTCTACTTTTAGTGTCATGCTACCACCGTCCAAGCTGAACCCGAAGGAACCGTTACAGTTACACCACTGTCAATCGTAATCGGACCCGCCGACATAGCGTTTTTACCTGATGTAATAGTGTAATTAGAAGATACGTTAGTGTCGTTTTCATAAAACACACCGCTAGCAGCCGCCGCAGGTAGGTTAGTAAGCCCCGATCCATCGCCTGTTACGGCTGTTGCGGCAACGGTGCCTGTTACCGTTACACCAGATGATGTTGTCTCAAGGCGAGTTGTTGTGCCATATTGTGCCCTTACTCTTGTGGACGCGGAGTTGGCACCGTCTACAATCAATCCATCTGCATACCCACCAGAGCCACCGTTGTTCCGCAGCTTTACGCCTGTTGTGCCTTGTATGAGAGTTTGATAAATACCTGTTGTTGTACCATCAATAATAAAGTTGTTGCCGTCAGAGTAAATTGATCCGTCCGCACCTGCGCCAAATGTAGCTTTGCCGTTATCTGCGAATTTAGCATCATGGTTAAATGTTGCTGTACCCGCATCAGACATATCAAGGGTCAAGGCGGTAATGGTGCTACCACCGTCATTACCTTTAAAGATTATATCTGCGTCTTGCTCTTTGTTTTCAATATTAAAGCCTGATGATCTATAAATCTCACCGTACTGCAAACCCTGATACGCAAGGTTTAATCTATCACCGTGATTTATAGTGAGATCACTACCAGAAGCACTTTTAAGAGTAAGAGCACCAGAACTTTCATGTGTGGTTGCAACAACACTGCCTGTTACACTAATACCTGATGAAGTCGTTGCGACCTTCACGGCATTATCGTAATATAAATTAACCGCACCGTCTGTATAAGCCCGTAGCTTATACTCTGTGCCCGCAGCGTTCATTAAGGAAATGGTGTTGGAACCACGCAACTCAAGATCACCACCACCATCGTCCCTTATGACAGAGTTTCCATCGTGGTATATTTGTAGATCACGACTGTCCCCAAAAGTGGCTTTGGCATTATCGGCAAACTCTAGGGAGTTTTGTGATTTATCCCATACAGCGTTGTAGGAAGTGCCCGTAAAGGTCACGTCGCCATCGTGAGTAGCGCCGTCGTCAGTTATAACTCCAGTAACGTCTATACCTGTTGCGTTTGTTTGTAGTTTAATAGCCCCCGCATTAAATAAAATGTTTGAGCCGCCACCGATAAACCTTGCGGTTCGCTCTGAGCCTGCCGCATTAAAGAAATCAACTGCATTGCTGTATACATTTAACGCGCCGTCACCAACGTCTTTGATAAAACTATCCGAACCAGAGTGATAAATCTCTAAATCACCACCAGTTCCAAACTTCGCTTTGGCGTTATCCGCAAACTCTAGGGCATTGTCCGACTTATCCCATACAGCATTGTAGCTTGCGCCCGTGAAGGTCACATCACCATCGTGAGTAGCACCGTCATCTGTAACCGTGCCTGTGACGTTTATACCGCTACTGGTCGTTTCAAACTTCGTGGCGTTATCATACCGAAGGGACACTGCGCCATCTGGCGTAAAAACGGCCATATACTCGCTGCCCGTGTATTTGCCGATAAACACATTGGGGCCGTTAGTCCGTATAAATAAAGAGCCGCCGCCCACCTCATCTATATAACTGCTGTCGGAGCCATGAAATATTTCTAAATCTTGGCCTGTTCCAAACTTAGCTTTGGCGTTGTCGTTAAAGATTAACGAGTTATTCGGTCTGTCCCAAACAACATCGCGCCCACCAATTGACCCGTCAAGGGTTACAGCATCCGTAAATGTAACCGCGCCAGAAAAAGTTCCACCAGCTTTAGGCATTAAGGTAGAGGTGTCTATACTACCCCAAGCGTAATCCGAACCATTCCAGTTAAGGTATTGCCCACTGCTCGCACTGCTTACGTTTATGTGCGCATCTACAAGCGGATTTACGTTGCCTGCATCCGTTACGTCTGCGCCATCTTCCACGTTTAATGCAGACAAAAGAGAACTTTTTGAAATTGAACCAGTTAAACCTACAACAGCTTGAACAGCATCTGTCTGATCGTGTTTGGACCAGTTTCCTGCGTATGTGGTTGTAGAGGCATTATCTGTTGTAGCAACTACATTGTCACCTACAGCAAATGTCACACCATTAACCGTACCTGCCCCTGAAACGTAGTAAAACCAACCCGTTTGAGCAGAGCCACCGCCCGGAAAACTACCTGAACCCGCGTTCCAGTCGCCCTTATAGACCATGCCGTTCTCAAGCGCGGCAATATCGGTCTCCATTTGGTCAAGATTAACTGCCTGCGTGACAGTAATGTAATCTAGCTTAGTTTTATCCGCGGTGAGGAAAGACGCTGTAGTGTTTTGTAAGACAGTGGAATACGCCTGCACGTTTGTACCAATGGCTAAACCCAGTGAAGTTCGAGCAGTGGCCCCATTTTCAGCGACCCACGTTGAACCATTACCGACGATAATGTTACCATCAGCTTTTGCTAACCCACCTAACGCGGTTAAATCCGCATCGTACGCCTGTACGTTTGAGCCAATAGCTACCCCAAGGTTTGTACGAGAAGTGGACGCGTTGGCTAAATCGGACAGGTTATTGGACGGCTGTAATATATCTTCGGCAGCGGCGGTAATGAACACGCGGGCGCTACCTGATAAGTTAATAGCAGACCCCGAACTTGAACTGTCAATTGGACTACGAGACAATGTAGTGCCAGAAGCTGTGTATGTGCCAGCACCAATTTCCCAGTTTGTGCCATCTTCTATAGTGTACCTAACTGAATTACCGTTAGACACCCCTGCATCTGCAAAACTTTGATACCCTGAAACAGGGCTACCCAGAGTTATCGCGCCTGTCCCGGTAGTACCTGTCGAAACGTAGGCTCTATTTTTTAAAACAGGCATATACGACCACCTCTATAGTTTACGCAATACGAATAATAGCACTTGTAGCGTTTGCTGTTGGGAATTGGATTTGAAAATCTCCATTAGAAGAAGATTTGTCCGCGCCAAAATCAAGCACCGCTACAGATGGGTTCCCACCACCTGATTTGTAAATCAACGCACCGCGAGCGGTTATTGTAGATGAAGACCATGTGCTTGTGCCGAAGCTCAAAAACACGGTAGTTCCTGATCCACCATTTGTTGGGTTCGTCGATATAGTCAACGTGTTCCCACCTGCGCTATACCCCGTACCCGACACCTCATTAGAAGTGGTATACGCAGTAGTAGCCGCAGCCAAAGAAGCGGATGAAGTATACAACGCGATTTTAAATGTTTGCGCTGTATTGCTGCTGAAGTCCATTTCACCATCAAGCAGGGCTTGCTTGAAACTGGTACACATCGCCTGTGTTATAGCCATATCTAATCTCCTTTAGCTTACTGGCACTCGGAACTGTCCCGAGCGATAGGCGTCTTCACGTAGTTTACCATCTCCAAGCCCTTTTAACAGGGTCACAGACTGTAAGTACATTTTTTCATAATTCTGAACAACATCTGGTTCACCTTTTAAGAACCGGATAGCCTCAATCAACGCGCCGTTCATCAACGCAGAATCAAACTCTTCACCCAACCATGTAGTACCCGCAGTAACTATAGAAGGCGGGTAATATCCATAATGAAGTTCCGCGGTGTAGTTTCCACTAGGTGTTGGACCTAGAATAAACGAACTATCATCAAAGTATGCGTAGTGTTTAGGAAACCCCACAGACGTAGGAGTAGGGTATGCTTCCCTAATAAAGTTTACGTCTTTGTTTATAAGGTAATTATAGCCCCCATCAGCATCCACTAACGCAAGGGAGTATGTGTACAAAAAATCAGTAGGCATGGTTAGGTACTTGTTATTAACCGTTACAGCCCCCGTAACATTCCTGCGTAAAGCAGGTATTTGTACGGTGTTATATATTTTCTGTTCGGCCTGCTCTGTAAACATAGCGAGCTGGGCATCTGTAAAAGAACTTTCGCAGATGTCTTCTATATTAGTTTTCAGCTCGGTATAGTTCATATTTTACCCCATTGGGCCACGGGCATACAGCCCTTTTGTAGCCGCGCCCGTACCGCGAACTTTAATCTGCCCACCTTTTTTGTACGCGCTAGTCATAGACTGACCAGATTTCTTTGCTTCTTTAGCGGCGGCTTTCTTTCCCGCGGCATCGTAGCCAAACATTTTGTTTCCAACTTTAGGCATTATACACCTCCTATGTTGTTGTTACAGTAACTGTGCCCACAAATCCAGTACCAACTAACGTGTTTGGTACAAGACTAAACGGATCAAAGCCACCCCCTACAGGATTCCACCCCCACTGCACCCCACGACTGCTGTACGGTCCAGACGCCCCTAAACTTTGATCTGGGCGTGGGTTTCGTATAGCCTGCGGGTCATTTACTGGAAATTCCCCTAGTTTTAGTTGCGGGTGATCGGGACTCCAACATTCTTCACACGCGTGCATGTGCGTGTTGCGCCCCTTAACAAACAAAGGTTGCAACTCTTTTAGCTTGTACTGGAACCCACACACATCGCACAGGCCCAAAGCATTTTTAGAAGAAGCAAACCGTTCGGTCATTACACAGCTCTCCCTATTCTAGGAACAAACCGTGCAGGCGTTTTTTCTCTGTCTTCCCCTGCAGCTAGCTCAAACTGTTCTTCGTAAGCAGCTTTTAGCATGGGGACGCGTTCCGCTAAGTCAGGAACCTTCATAGCAATGTGGTATGCGAGGCCCGCTACTAAGCACGGCAAGAACCTAAAGTTCATATCCGCGGTTTCTACGCCCGCACCTGCGTCCTGTATACGACGCATACGCCAATAATAGAGAATATAGTTGTTGTTATCTGGCACAGGCCACACGTTTACATGCGGCTCCGCTCTAAGGCGCTCTACGTACATTTGTATGGGACGCCCTTGTGTTAACTTGTTAGGTATAGATGCGTACGTACTTACACTAATTCTGCTTATGGTAAGGTCAGATTGTGTCGCCGCGTTACCACTGTTAGTACGTATTTGATGTTCAAGCAAATCTATAGTGTCTGCTGGCAACTGGTATCGTGAAGTGCCCTGCACTAGGTTTACAGTGCCAGAATCTATGGTCCACATATTAATGCCACGATTCTGCCATTCTATAGTCATTAGGTTCATAGAACGTCTAGCGGTGCGTAGGTCGTATCCAGAACGTAACTCACGGCCCGCACGTTCCCATGCTTCTTCCGCTATCTCGGTGAAGTCCATGTTAAACGCTGTGGTGCCTGATGTCGTCATTTCTTACGCCTTTTTAACGGTGCTACGCGTTTAGGTTTACCTGCGGGTTGCCCCAAACGTTTTTTCTGCGCTATACGTTTGCTTTTTTCTGTTTTCGTCATTTCCCCGCTAGTTTTTGGAGTTTTGCTAGAAATTCGTTTAGATGGTCTACAATACGGCGTACCACGGCTTTCACCTTTTTTACGACCGCATGGCTTACCCGTCTTAACATCCTTCCAGTCCTCCTTGAACCAGCGTTTTAGTGCTGCGCCTTTTGCGGTCTTGCGAACAGCCATTACTTGCCCGCCTTCTTCTTTCTACATTTTGCAATGGCCCCACTTGCATACGCGCTCGGGAACACCTTATAGCTTGCCTTTACTTTGCGGTAACACGCATCCTTAACAGAGCCGCCCTTCTTGTAACCTTTGCTACGAGAAGAACAGCCACAACCACCGGATTTGTAGTACCTACGCATTAACGCATCTTACAAACTTTACCGCCACGAGCCATACCGTAACCGCGAATCTTGCCTCCACCCATCATCTTTTTGACTTTACCGCCATGCGCCATGCCTCCCGCTAACGTGCGCTGATCGTACGCTTCACGCTGTGCCGCGCGGTTGCCACGTTCAATAGCTGCGCCTTCTTCCATTGTTGGCATAGTCCCCGGACTCATACGCTGCTTTATAGGTTGTCCTTCAGGGCGTTTTTTAGGGCGAAGGCTCATAGACGGCGCTAATTTCTTCTTTTTCTTAGTCAGAGACTTAGGGCGGGCCTTTGGGCGTAATGAACTTTCCATATTAGTCCTATCCATTGTTAACAGTTCCACTTTCGTAAGCTCTTGTTAATACGGCTGTTAGGGTCGTTAGCCGTCTTTGAGCTTGTGTTGCGCTTCTTCATGCCCTTCATGCGTGCGCAGAAAGACTTCCGCCGATTGGCAGCTTTAGACCCTTTTTTAAGTTTGCTAGGCTTAGTAGTAACCGCAGTTTTTAACTTACTGCCGGGGTTTGCTTTACGATAACTAGCAACTCCCTTAGCGTTTAGGCCACCAGATTCACTTTTGCCTTCTTTGCGGGTCCAAGCGGGAGATTTTACGCCCCCACCTTTTTTGTAATATGCCCGCATAGCCTACTCCAACAGAATAGTTATCTTGTTGTTTGAACCTGTAAGCGCGGCTACATAACAACCGTTCTCGGCCAAAATACCGTCTGCGGGGATGTACACATCATTCCACCCTACAGGCAACGTAAGGTCCAGAAGAATAGTACCAGTGGCGCTACCGTCACGTAGTGTAAACGCACAAGCGGCAGCGGCATTAACCAACACCCCTAAAATACGAGAACGGCTAGGTCCAACAAGTGCAGCGGCGTCACCTTGTGCAACATTAAATGCGCGTACTAAATTAGCAGCCATAGTAGCACCTCTTTACGGTTGGACTGCTGTATTAAACGCTTGGCAATACATTACAGTGATTACGGCAGAACCTGCGTTAGTTGCTGCGCTTGTGGTAACAGTCAAACGAAGGTCGGATGTGCCTGTGTTTTTCCACGCCAATGTACCACCACCTTGGGTCGTGATAGTTTTTAGCCCCGCAGTTGTACCCGAAGCAAGCGCGTTGATGAACGTATTGTTGTTACCGCCTTGTTGTCCAACGCTAATATTTGAAGTTGCATTAGCTGCTGTCTCCATATCGACCACAATGTTTACGATTTTGGAGTTAGCTGGAATAACAATGTTTGTAACAGAAGCTGTAAGTGCGCCGCCTGATAGGTCTGCTGTGTGCGCTTGAGCCATAACAACATATCCTACATTGGCTACATCAGAGCCTACGGTAGTGCCATTAGTGTTACGGATGTTGCCTGCCCGAATAGGACCGGAAAAAGTAGTTGTACCCATGTCGATCTCCTGTCTGGGTTGGTCAGCTACACCACGTAGCTGTCAGGGATAAACATATTATACACAGAAAGAACCAAAAAGAAAGGGGCAACCGAAGCTGCCCCTAATTTTATTTGTTTGGAATGTTTTAGGCTCCGGGGGAACCGTAAATACCCAAGGGATCGGATACACCAAACGAATAACGCTCACGGGCTTTATAACGACTGTTACCCGTATCAAAGTCTGCATCCATAGAAGTAGACATTGGGCTACGTGTAAAGTGTTTCAGACCGTTTGGAATGTCTGTGGTCAAGAACCAAGCGTTGCTGTCAGTTAGATAATGATTGACTGCATAACCTTCTGGGATAGACCCATTGTTACGCAATGCGTTAATATCATTATCTGCAGTGCCAACACGTCCATCGGTATCCAACAAGCGCGTAGCAACAAATTGCAGGGCAGGTGGGATAATCAATTTACGTGGTTGCGCTGCAATCAACAAACTACGTTCGTCTGTCCATGCCGCGATACCAATAACAGCCGCTTCCAAAGAAGTTTCGTTAAGGTCCGCTGCAACAGTAGGACGGTTTGAGTTTGTGCCGCCAGAAATAAGCGGATGCGCAGTGGAGAACAACGTCTGTCCGTCACCATAAGTTGTACCTGCAAAACCACCGTTTAGGATGGCCGCAGCTTTAACTTGTTTGGTGTACGCCATCGCACGAGCAAGTGCTTTAGTATAACGTGCTGACAATGAGTCATACAAGTTATCTTCAATAGCTTCCTCAGTGATTGAGAAACCCATTGCCACTGTTTCGTGTGTGTAGCGTGCGGTCCATGCTTCTTGAGCGTTGTCATACTCAATGGCAGAACCTTCGTCTTTGACAGGTGCCGCTGAAAAACCGGATAATTTGGTTTCTTCTTCAAAAGACCGATCTGATGATTCGGTTTCGTAGATTTCAGCGTGTTCTTCACCGTACTTTGCGTATTCCAGACCAAACAAGGCGTTTAGGCCGGGGAGCAGCTCTTTAAGTAGCTGGGCGCGTGAAATAGCCATTAGTTAATCTCCTTATACGCCAAGTGCGCGTTGATACTGGTGCATACCAAAGTTGAACTTAACAACCAGCTCGACATATGTGTCTGCAGCGGTTGCTGTCTCGGCCACCACGTCAATGACGCGAATTGGCAAAGTGTTCGTAGTGGCTGCTGAAGTCGAAAGTACAGCGACCTTCGAGTTCCCAGTTGCGGTGGAACCTGCGTTTTGAACAAGTGAGACGTTGTTACCTACAGCAGTGCGACCTACACCAGCAATTACAGTTGTGCCAGACACAACGGCAACTTTATAAAGCTGGTCAGGATCGTCTGCTACATAAGCAACGATGTCACTTGCTACAGTGTTTGCAGGATAATGCTGGCTATACAATTCATAACCCAAGTTAGGGTCTGTATAACGACAGCCAAGAAATACACCCACGGGTGTAGCAGTTGCGGTTCCAGCATCTTTTTCAAGTGTGCCAGAAGCTACAAGTTTCACAAGGTCTCCGTTAAGGATATTTGTGTTATAACCTGAAGCGACAGGGATTTGTCGAGTTGCCCCAGCAAAAACCTGACCCCCGATCAAATTGATCGGTTTCAGCCCATAGGGGGCGTCCACGGTAGGATAAGCCATATTAAGCTCCTAAGATTAAGTTCCTTTACCAAAAGTGACATTCGTTTTTCTATCATTGAAGATAGGCATACGCGGGTCACTTTCTCTCATAAGGTTGTTGTCTACAGAGTTCATTTGGGCTTTGGCTTGGCCTGAATAGTATTCATTCCGTTCCTCTACCAACTCTACTGGAGCCTTACACAACATCAATCCACCAATAACCACGTTGTCTTTGAAACGATCTTGTTCAATCGCAACCATGGTAATCTCTGGATGGTCTGTTGCCTTTACAGGCTCCCAACCTTCACGAAGTTTTGAAGAAACGTTAGTGGCGTCCACTTGTCCTTGCGTGCTCACGCGGACCCAATGAAATTCGTAACCCGGCTGGGGATTTGGAGATGGTAACACCTCTGGGCGCGTCCAAGCCTTTTTACGAACGGTACGTTCTCGTGTCTTTAATTCACGGTCTATACGGTTTTCAGCCATCTTGTTTCCTCATATCTATTGCAACCTGTTTGGCGTATTGTTGCGGCGTTAACCCCAACCGTTTAGCGATTTGAACTTGAGTTTTGGACAGTTTCACCTTTTTAGGTGCAGTGCTCCGCGTAGCGGGGGCGACCACTGAAGTCTTCTTTCGCTGTGGTTCAGCCTCCTCAAAGTTATCTGGGAAGACCTGACGCATACGAGAATCTATAGTCTCGTAGTATTCATCACTTTGCGGGCTTACGCCCTGTTTGACAAGTTTATTATGCAGCCCCAGCGCTAAACTTGTCATTTCATCGTCGTTGCCGAACCACGAATTGGCTTGCTGCCAGTTTGCGGCCCGTTCATCGACTTGTACTGCCGGAGCGGGTTCTGGTTCTGGTTGTACAGGAGTTTCGGTAGCCTGTAAAGCAGGTAATTTAAAGTTTGCTAGCCTATCAGCCTTTAACTTAGCAGATGTTAAACTTTCTTGCGCTGCGAGCACCGCATCTGAGTCCCCGGACTCATACGCTGCTTTATAGGCTGTTTTTGCGGTTTCTGCTTCAATCGCGGCATTCTTTTTGGCTTGCTCAAGTAAAGCCGCTTGATTCTTAGAGACACTGCCCTTTAACTTCTGGTTCTCGTCCATAAGCTGCTTAGTGACGCGCTCCAGCTCTTGGCTTTGACGTAAGGCTTCTTCTTTTGCCCTGCGTTCGTCGTGGTAACCTTTGCTGAAGTGCTGGATGCGCTTGCGAACTTTGTCCGAATAGTCTTCCAATTCTTCGTCGGTAACATCTGTTGGAGGTTCCGAAGCCTTGCGGTTCCTGTCAGCTTTCGGCGTATCGTCAACCACTTCAACTTCCACGTCGTTGTCTGTAGTATCCACTTCACTTTCAGCTTCAGCTTCAGGTCTGGATTCATCCGCAAAGTCTTCAGCAGTTTTTTTACCTGTAACATCAATTTCAACAGCTCCAGTATCTTCGATGGCAATCGCTTCATCAGTTTCATCTGGAAACTCAAATTCTACTTTTTGAAAAGCCATGATTACGCCCTTTGTATGCCTGATGGATCAGCTACAACGGCTTCAATAGAATCGTCGTTCATAAGCCGATATTCAACGCCTTCAATAGTGAAGCGCGTACCCGAGTTCATGCGAAACATGACGTAATCGCCTACCTGACACCACGGTCCCGTAGGAAAACGTTCCTCGTCATTATACGCTTGATCGCCTATATCTACCACTAACCCAATGATAGACATAATATGATCCTGCGTTTTTGCGGTATCTGTCTTAATAATAGACGTACCCGCAATAGTTTCTTCTGGCTGGGGTAGCGCGATTAACACACGATATCCCACAGGTTTTGGTAATTGTAGTTCAAATTCAGCTTCGCTGATCTTAACTGCTGCTTCAGTCATTATCGTCTTCCATATAATTACGCGAGAGGTCTTCTACATACGATTTGCTGGCTTCGAGACCCCGAATTAAGCCAACAACTTCCCTGTAACTTGCGTATTCTTTGGGCGAACCCGCAGCTAGGAAACTCTGTGCAGACGATATATCGTCGTTGATTCTATCTTTCAGCACGTCAAAGACGGTTTTAGCCATGAGGCGTTAACTCTCCTTTTTAGGTTGTACATTTTTAGCCGACTGGACTAATTTGGCCAGCTCCAAGTCGATCTTGTTGTCTTCTACACGTTTAGCTGTGGCATCTTTTACGCCTTGCCGTTTCGCGTCTATAGCCAACTCGGCCTTATCTACATTGATCTGTTCAGACGCAATCTTCGCATCAATCATCATTTTTTGTTGTTTAAGCTGTACTTCTGCTTGCTTGATCTGGGCATCCGCTTGGTCGTTCGCGGCTTTACGCTGCTGCTCTGCCTGTTTGATCTGCAGTTCTGCCTGCTTCATTTGGATGATTGGGTCTTGCTGTTGTTGCTGCGCTTTCTGCTGCGCTGCCTGTTGTTGGTTTGCTTGTGTAAGCTGCTTGCCTGCATCTGCGACTAGACGGGACAGTTGTACTTCCATATCTTCTGGTAGTTCTTCGTTCGGTGCAGGTAGCGGCGCGCCTAGCTTCTCTTCGATCTTTTTGCGGTAAGAGAAACCAAGGTGTTCGGCAATATGCGCCTGCAGAGACGCCATAATCTGTTTTGCCTGTGGGTTCTGCCCGATCATCTGGGCCATCATAGGGTCTTGCATGAACGATACGTGGGTCGCAATATGCGCTTCGTGATCCTGATAGATGAACGCTTTCATCGGTTTGCCAATCAACGCGTCCATATTCTCGCTTATTGGGTCTGTAGGCTTCGCATCGTCTTTTGTAGGGACCAGTTTATCCGCGTTTTTAACCCCCAATACTTCTATCATCTGCCTGTGTAGTTGCGGCAGGTCGTATATCTGTGGGGCTTTTTCGGACATCTGCAGTACAGTTTGGTACTGTACTACGCGTTGTGCCATCGTAGAGTTGTTAGGATCGCTTACAGGGATCACATCAACCATCATGTAGTCAGCCTGCTTGGCGGTCACTTCGCCTCTCAGCGGCTCGTACGCGTACTCTGCGGGCGCATATTCCGCCATAATAGCCTTCAGCAGCTTAAATTCCTGCTTCATAGCGTAGTGTACACGCGCCTGTACTGCGGCCATAGGCTTCAACGTACGTTCTAGTAGTGCCAGTGTAGTACCCACTGGAGCGTTAGCGGACATATCTGAGATATCCATATCGCTAATCGCGCCCAATCTACGACCTTCAGTCGTAATCTGGTTCAACAGGGCGAGAAGAGTCTGGCTAGGCTCTTTGTACGGTAACGGCATAATATTGTCACGGATGCTACCAGACGGTACGTCTACGTCTTTAAACTCACCCGGTTCAATCGGTGTATCGTCTCCCTTGATACGTAGTCCACGGGACTTTAACCCTCCCGGGAGGTTGGAGAGCGTACCAGCGTCAACAAGCTGACGTATCAAGGAAGTCCCTGCTTTAGCGTAACCACCGATAATATGTATGAGGCCGAGTCCGTAGAACCCGAATCCCGGTACATATACGTAGTGGACGAAGTGCTGGCGTTTGAGGGTTAATGGGTCTCCCTCCTCGTAGTTTCTACGGATCGCCAGCACTTCGCCGCTTCCACGCTCAATAGTGACAACGTATGGTCGAGCAATATCATCGTCGTCATCGACACCTTCAATAAGAAGGTCAGCATGGATTTCATACACAGCATAGCGGTCATCGTTGCTTAACGAATACCCGCCTTCTTCAGCTTTTTTCTCTTCTATGTCAGTATGAAACGCTTCAGGGTCACCTAGCTCCACATCACGGTAGAACCCAGCGGCCTGTAGTTTCTTCAGATCATTCTTTGTTTTACGCATAATGTGCGTAACACGTTCCGCGGACTCTATGTTAGACGCCCCATAGGGTACAATCACGTCTTCTGCGGATATATAAATAGCGGCTTGTCTGCCCAGATTAGGGTCAAAATACACCTTCTTAAACGCCGAACCCGCTAACCCAAGGCTATACAGCATACGTTCGTGCTCGGGCCTATACTCCACCATACGCTCGGTAAGCTCGTAGTTCATATCCGCTTTGACCCGTGCGGCGGCTTCTTCTTTGTCTTTAGTCTCTTCGCCAAGGATTTTAGTCTTTACTGGCCCCGCGGCGGGAAAAGTCTCAGACATAGTTTCGGCTTGGAATCTAATAGCCGCTTCAGCAAGTACCGTAGAATAAACGCCACAAGCTCCTTCCCAAGGGTCAGTACGTTCTTCATATTTAAACCCCAGTACGTCCAGACCTTTAACAAACGTGTCCGCCCAGTCTTTGCGGCTGTCCGTATCTGATTGCACTTGGCCCATAAGCTCGTCTGACAGCTCGTTAAGGTGGCTTTCGTCCAACACTTCTGCCAAATTCATACCAAACTCGGTAAAATCTGCTTCGGTGCCGGGAATTAAGGTTATCTCCATACCCCCATCGGATAGGGTTACAGCCTCTGGGTCTACAATTTCAATCTCCAGATCGGGCACTTCCATTTCTTCCATGTCGGAGATACTGTCGTCCAACCCAAGCGGGGCAGAATATAATCCTTTTTCGATAGCCATAACTTACCTCTTAATAATATCCGCCACTACGCCGCTTCCAGTACCGTTGCTCTTCTGGTTCGTCGGTGGGCAGTCTTATAAACCCACCTTGCCTGAAACGCATTAAGGCCATTACTGTCGAATCTACAAGGTCATCATTACTCATAAACGGGAATCCTGCAATCTCTTCGACAACTTCTTCTGCCCATCGTGTCTGCGGCACCCACACAAGCTCGGATGCAATTATGTCTGCTACAGAGTTAAGACGTGCTGTCTTGTCCCCTGATCCCCTGTGTGGGGTGTACTCTGATATAGGCAACCCCATACGCCGCATCTCTTGATACAGGGCCACCCCAGAACTTTTCTTCTCCACTATGAACGAATCCGGTTCCCAGTCCATGTATTCGTCCATGGCAAGCTGCTTAAGCTCTGGAAACTCCATACGCTGTTTTATGCTATTTAACAATATAATATTGTACGCAGAGGTATCTTCGTTCAAGAAAACACCCCATGTAGTAAGCGCTGTATAGTCTGCGCGGTTATGTTTCTCGGCTGCGGCATCCAACGACATGATAACATATTCACAGGTAGGAGGCCGCTCGGAAGTCCATTCCTGCCACCATTCTCGCTTGACGATGGCGGCTTCTTCCGCGGTAGGTTGTTGCTGATACTGGGCGTTCCACTGGAACGTAGGCATAGACGCCTTGGTACGCAGTAACGCATTAAGGTCAAAGAACTCAGGCCACAGCGGTTTCTGTACCTCTTTCTTTGTTTTCTTATTCATAACCTCCAATATTGCAGGAAATTCTACAACCTCATACTGGTCAGAACGTTCGTTCTGGGTCATATCCCGTACAACACGCCCTGTAAGATCATCCATGTGCCAACGCGTTTGAATAATCGCTACCCGACCTCCCGGCATAAGACGAGTACGGGCACCGAACGTGAACCATTCGTAGGCTTTTTCAAACACGTCGAAGTTCCCGTTGATGACGTCTTGTTCAGAATGGGGATCGTCAACGAGCAGGAGGTCAGCGCCCCGACCAGCAAGAGCAGACCCAATACCACACGCATAATACTCGCCCCCTACATTTGTATTCCAACGTCCTGCTGACTTACTATCCTGTGCCAGTTGGACTGTAGGAAATATAGAACGATATTGATCTGTAGCGATCAAGTTACGCACTTTACGTCCAAAATCCACCGCTAAGTCCGTGGTATGAGATACCATCATAACTTTTTTGCCCGGATTTCTACCTAAAAACCACGCTGGGTAGAATATAGAAACAAGCTGAGACTTACCGTGTCTAGGGGGTATATTTACGCAAACACGGTCTTTCTCCCCACGTTCAATACCCATTAACATGTTAGCCAATATACGATGGTGTTTGCCCACAATAAAATCAGGCATCATCAGCTTACAAAACTCTATTAGGTCGTCATACGCAGATGAATTTACCGCACGATTATGCAATTCATCTACCATACGATCAATTTCTGCTACTTCTTCTGGACTAAACGCGTCTAAATTAGCCAACATAGCCTCAATATCGGCCTCGTCGAAGTCTAACGCTTCAGTCATCGTCGTCGAACCCAAATTCTTCGTCGGTATCAAGCATTTGCTCTTCAATAACAGTAGCGTCTTCTATTTCTGGCGGTGGATTTACAAGTTTTGCAAGTTTACCACGTAGTTTTTCTTTAATGTCGTCAGTTGTTTGGTGTGTGATCGTCACTTCAGACTTCTCAGTGAACAACCCTACGTCGGATATCTTACCTAGAAGCTCCAATGCACGCATACGTACCCTTGGATCAGGGTTTTCGGACTCGATGACCAGTTTGTTAGTCACCAGATTACGTAATTGCTTCGATGATTCCACTACAGAATGGTTAAATTCTTCTATAATACCCTGTGTCAGGCGCACAGATGCAGGTGTTAGCACCGCGGCGCGCTTGTGGGTAACTTTTTTAGACGTTTTATCAGGGTCTTGGGCATATGCGGTGGCTAATGTAGCTGCAACTTCTTTGTCTGCCTCGGTAGGTTCAAGGTCCGCACCGTATTTTTCTAATTCGTCAACGGTTTTGTCCAGTGCGGCTGCACGCTCCGGTAGAGGTATTTGGTTTACCTCATCTTCTAGGGGTATCCCTAGCTCTGGGGTGACATTCAGTGTCATAATACGTCGCAGGTTGTTAACCGATAACGTAATAATAGGTTACAAAAAATTTTTTGACAAGGGTTTTGGAAAAAGGGGTGGGGGGTTTTCAAAAATGTGCCATAAATTCGTCTGTAATAGTATGTATATGTGTATGTGGAGTCCCATAGAACAGCGCGGGGGGTGGTAGGGGGGTGGTGCTGCGCTATAGCCTATTTAGGGAAGTCCCTAAATGACATCTGATAACATCCAGTGCCATCCGGTGCGGTTCTATCTATTGTGTAACACGTTACACCATGGCATAAGTGTTTTATCGGGACAGCGAAGCAATGGGTTTCGCGCCGTATATCTTGAAGGGATATAACATGTCTAATGTTCTTAATAATGTGCTTGCTCTGGCCTCAATCAAAGAAGCTTGGTATGCCAAGCTAAATGGCGAGACTAAGTTTGAAACGCACGTCGACAGCGTATCAAAGCATATGCGATGGACAGATGCCGTTGCGCCTACCAAAAATAACCTTGAAAGCGGTAAATCAACCGCAACCAAAGAGGGTTATGATGAATTAAAAGCATTGTTTGGTGACATTCTTAAAACTAAGAAGCGTGCCCATGAAAGCACCGACATTGGTTCTACTATAGCCGATCTTAAAGACGCCTTGATGCGCCGCCAAGCACCAAAACTGTTTGCTGATACTGGCGGCAAGTTAAACAAGATCACGCAAGTGACAGACGGCAAGGCCGAGGTCAAAAAGGCCGACAAGCTAACGTCGATCCAGATGCGCGACCAGCTCATAAACAATCTTAAGAATTGGGTTGAAAAGAATGAGTCAGAATTAGGCAAAAATTACAAGCCTACGCGCAAAGCGGTTTTGACAGTATTCGATACACTGTCAATCAAACGATAACATATCAGGGGCAGGCATTGTCTGCCCCAATTAACCTTGGAGGAAACCAAATGACTAGAACTCGAGCATATACATACGATCAAAAAACAATTGATCGTGCACTAGATGAGGCGCGGACAAACAACGTGTTTGCCAATCTTGAACCCACGCCAGACCCATGGCAACCTGTTGGCGGCATTGTTGGCAAAATAGTCGATAAGGCAAAACATAACCGCGATGTCCGCCTCATGGCAGAGTGGGCAGGCTATGAAGACGACGACATGGAAGACTACTTCTTGTAACATCTCAGGGGAAGCCGAAAGGTTTCCCCATTTTTTTATGCCCATTGATACCAGTATCCCAGTAGCGTTACGCGTCACCGCAGATTGATACCAGTATCCCAGTAGCGCCACGCATCGCCATAGAATGTTATGTGACGTTGGGGTTAGCGCATAGCCCCCCACGTTTAGGGAACTCCCTAAATGATCTGATACCAGTATCCCATCAGCGCCTCGCGTCACGCAAATGCTAAGTCATTGAAAACAAACGAATGTTCCGTATGTTCCGTCCATGTTCCGTAGCATATGGCAGTTAAGTGCTTGAAAACAAACAAATGTTCCGTTGTTCCGTTTTTAGAAGAGTATATATATAGATTTTATTGGGAGGGGTAAGAAGGGGTCGTGGGCGTAAAAACCACTTCATAAATCTAGACATATCCCTTACGGAACATTGGAACATCGGAACATTCGTTTAACATCAGTGACTTACAGCTACCCACAACGTCACATGGTGTCACATGATACAAATACCCCCCACACGATAGTTTCTGATACCTATTGACATTTCTCGCTACTTGTGATATAACTACAGAGTAGTTAGCGCGCAGTTAGCTACCGAGGCACCCGTGTGTCTCGCGTATCACACTAACCATTTAGGGAACTCCCTAAATACACCGGAGGACAAAACATGTCAGCAGAATGTCAATCATGCGGGGAACTATTCCCAGTCAAGCGCCGCGCGCTTGGATACAACGTATGCCTAAATTGCGGTGACTTGGTAGCCGCAGAGCAACGTGCCAGTTGGTGCACAGTACCGCTGCCCAAGCAAGGCTACACGCTCGTAACACGCAAGGACGACTTGCTGCACCTAAATCAAAAGGTGCGGTGATATGTCGGGATCAAACCAACATGGTACTACACGCGAAGCGAAGTTGGCACATAAATCGGAGGCCGCGCTACGTGTCGTAAAGATGTTCCTTACAAGTTATGTGGGTGAGCCTTGTTATGAGGCGTGGAGCGAGCACGGCTCTGGTGACATCCGCAAGGATTTGGAAATATCCGCAGACGGTGAAGACTGCGGGTGCTCATGCTGTGACGCGTGGGCAGCGTTTGAACATATCGTAAGACTTATCGAAGACGCTAAGAATGACTAACCTAAACCATTTAGGGAACTCCCTAAACAAACTGGAGAAAGACAATGAACATGGATCACGAGATTAACAACGAATTACTGCAAGACGCAGAGACAATGGCAAAAGATTATTGGAATGGCGTTGGCGACTGCGTTGCCCAAGCACCGTCAATCAGTTCAGCGGCAATGACCGTGGACTTCAACGCGTCCGTATGGACTGCACGTAAGAAAGACCGCAAGGCATCGGATGATGTCACCAACATGAACGCCGCGGACAAGGGCGTGGCCAATGTGACTAAGAACTTACTAGGTGACTGCGACGAGCTACGCGCCGTCCAGAAGTTCGCAGGTAACACACGTAACCTACACTATGGTATGACTATGCCATGGTCAGACAACGGCTCCCGACTGCTGACCACCATGCAGTATTTCAAGTATCACGAAGTTATGACCGACCTACAGTATGAGTTCGAGCGGTTGGTGGACGAGTTCCTGAACGTGTACGAGTGGAAGATCATGGACGCCCAAGCCAAGCTAGGTGCTATGTTTCACCGTGACGAGTATCCAACGCGCGACAGTCTGCGTGACAAGTTCGGGTTCCGTGTATCCTACGTGCCTCTGCCTGATAGCGGTGACTTTCGTATTGACATTGGCAACGAGGCTATGGTCACACTGCGAACCCAATATGAAACACACTACACGCAAGCCATCAAGACCGCGATGAATGACATATGGCAAAAGCTGCATGACAATCTGACCACGCTTGCGCGACAACTCGACGTGAACGAGGAAGGCAAGGGCAATCGTTTGTTTGACACAGTGTTTGACCGCGCTATCGAGCTGACCGAGATGTTGCGTACATGTAACGTGACACAAGATAGCCAGATGGAGGCCATGCGCCAACGATTGGAACAAGCGTTTCATGTGTCGGGTGAACGCAGCTTGAACCTAGATCAGATCAAGAACAGCCCGACACTGCGTGAAGAGACACGCACAAAAATCACCGCAGCTATCGCTGCCCTACCAAGTCTGGATATGTAGTGGACTGGGGTGATTGGCAAGACTGGACTATTGCGGCGGTGATCGTCGCGGTGGTTCTGGTATGGATGATATCCGTATCACTAAACTGGATTTAACTTAACCATTTAGGGAAGTCCCTAAACAAACTGGAGAATGACAAATGAATAACGCACAACAAATGTACGCACTGAGCCTTGACCAATGTATAACACTGATCGGAGCCATCGGCCACGAACGTACCGTCCTCATGCAGGGTGACATCGGTAACGGTAAATCATCCACACTGCCTGAGTTGGGTAAACTGAAGCCTAACCATAGGATGTTCTATGTAGACTGTACGAGCCTTGACCTTGGCGACATTATGATCCCAATGATTATGGAGATTGACGAGAACAGTAAGTTCGTTCGCTACGTCACCAACGAAGAATTGGGGCTGCACACAGATGGGCCTGTCATCATTATGATTGACGAGTTCGGTAAGGCTAACCCATCCGTTAAACTTGCACTGCTACGCTTGATACTGGAGCGTAAGATCGGCAGCTACACGCTGCACCCTGATAGCATTGTGTATGCGACAACCAACAAAGGGTCTGAGGGTGTGGGTGACATGTTACCACCACACGCGCGTAACCGCATGACCGTGGTACAGGTTCGCAAGTCTACTAACATGGAATGGATCGAATGGGGTATCAACAATGGTATTGACCACACCCTACTTGGTTGGTGTAAAGATAACCCCCAACTGTTCTATTCGTTTGAAGATGTGAAAGACCCCGACGAGAACCCATACATATTCCATCCATTGGCAGGGCCGCTACGCGCTGCGTTTGTGACACCGCGTTCGTTGCACTCTGCGTCTGATATCTTACAGCAACGTCATGCGTTTGACGATCAGACACTCACTGCCGCGCTGATGGGTACTATTGGTGATCGTGGTGCTATGGACTTGATGGCGTTTGTCAAACTGTCGGATCAACTGCCAAGCCTACAATCTATCAAGGACGATCCGAAGAACGCCAAGGTGCCTGACAGTGCTGCGGCTATCTGTATGGTTGTCTATCGTACGCTTGCATCTATCGAAGGTGACTGGCTCAACGCGTGGATGGACTACATGCCACGTTTGGACACCGAGGCACAGGGTATGTTCGCCAATGGTGTACGTGCGCCCAAGTACAGCAAGCAGTCAATGGTGATGAAGAACAAGAAGTTCACCACATGGGCAATGCAGAACAACTACATGTTCGCAGCGGATAAAACTTAATTAGGGAACTCCCTAAATGGAGAATGACAATGTTAGCAATAGGTAAACAACTAACGGAAGAACAACGGCTGTCCAAAGCGGTCGTTGATATCATGCCACGCATCCCTGAGATATCGGGGTTGCTGATGATCGGTGAACGTACGATTGATGACACGGTGCCAACAGCCTGTACCAACGGACGTGACGAATGGTACGGTAGAGGGTTCGTGTTTGCACATAACGATCCAGAGCTACGGTTCGTCGTGATACATGAGGTGTTTCACAAGATGTATCGTCACTTGGTAACGTGGGCACACCTGTGGAAGATATGTCCGCGCACTGCCAACATCGCAATGGACTACGATATCAATGGCAAGATCATTGACGAGTATGGCCAAGATGGTTGGGTCACGATGCCCAAGGGTGGATGCTATGACCCCAAGTACAAGGGGTGGGGTACAGCTAAAATCTTCTGGGATATCTACAAAGAAGAAGATGGCGGCGGCGGTGGCCGTGGCAAGTGTATGTGTGAAGATGTATGTCCAGAGTGTGACGATGGACATCCCCAAGGGTTCGACGATCACGATTGGGAAGGCGCACAAGACATGACGCCCGACGAGCAGCGTGAGATACAACGCGAGGTGGACGAGGCCATACGTCAAGGCTCACTGGTTGCAGGTAAAATGGGCAGCGGTGGCAATCGTGACATGGAAGAATTGCTGAAGCCCAAGGTGGATTGGCGCGAGGTGCTGCGTGAGTTTGTGCAAACAACGTGCGCAGGTAAAGATTACTCGACGTGGAAGAAACCTAACAGGCGTTACATAGGAACTGGTATCTACATGCCTAGCGGTATCTCAGAACAAGTTACGTGCATTGCAGAACACAACGATATGTCTGGCTCTATCGGTAAACGTGAACAGCAGATAATGATTAGCGAGTTGGTTGGTATCTGTGAAGCGGTCAAGCCCGAAGAATTGCACGTAAGTTATTGGGACACGAAAGTCTGTGGGTATGAGAAGTATACCAACGACGAACTGGATACCGTGGCATCCAAGACGAACCCTGTGGGTGGTGGCGGCACTGATGTGTGTTGTGTGCCTGAGTATATGCGCGAGCATAACATCAAGCCGCAAGCCTCTATCGTGTTTACAGATGGCTACCTCTACAATGGTTGGGGTACGTGGGATCATCCTGTGCTGTGGGTGATCGTGGATAACAAGAACGCCAAGCCCGATCACGGTGTGACGGTGCATGTACAATCGGAGGATTTATAATGGCAAACCTTAACAAAAAGGGACGAGGCCCGAAGCCGAAGCCGAACTCTTTACGCCAGAAACGTAGGTTGGCTGACATGGATATGTCAAAACCTCTTAACCGTAACGACAGGCGAGCTATGACTGCAATGAAACGAAAGGGTAAGTGATGGCCAAGAAGGTAAAGATAATTGAACTGTACGCGGACATTAAAACCCGTAGCCAAGGCGGTGAAGAAGTATCTGTCACTGTGGAGTTTATGGATGGGTTCACAGAAGCAAACACGCAAACCAAAGCATCTATGCTTCTGTGCATGATGGATGTCTTGGGTACGTTTATGCAAGACCATGGCTCTGACATATTTGCAGATGCGCACGAAGAAAACGAAGCCGTTGAAGCGGCGAAGGACGCGGAGAAATTCTTGGCGCGTTGTGTGCAAAAGGGGCGTCTACATTGAAAAACTTGTTTGTGGATAATCCGTTCATTGTTTGCCCTGAGTGCAAAGGTACAGGGGAACAAACAATGGAACGCGCTGTGCCAATGGGGTTCACAAATCCGTATGGATACTTGGAAGAATACCAAGCGGAGTGTGACAACTGCAACGGGCTAGGGGAGATAGAACGTGACGACGGGTGAACCTGTGTCTGATGTTCTACCTAAGTTCTTAGACGCAGCACTAAAAGCCATAGGCGTAGTGCCCTTGGAACCTGAAGAACCAGAGCCGAAGGTGGAGCGTGACTTCACCTTTAAAATGCCAACACTAGACGAAAATGGAGAACCTGACTGGTGATAGAATACTTTACGATAATGATACTAAGTTATCATGTCCAAGGGGAATACCTTCAATCACGTATCATCTTCCCCAGTGCGCAAGCATGTGGTGATGCGTTACCTGCATACTACGAACCGATCTATGCTTTCGATAAAGATAGCATGGCTCAATGTGAACGGACAAACATACTGTCCAAAACAATAAGGCCAAAAGCAAGGCCAAAGGAGATGACAAATGGAAACTAGAAGCAATAAGCCGTGGTCGGCTAAAGAGATGCAAATACTCTTAGACCTTTCAGCGGCAGGAGTACCACGCGAGGATATTGGGCTGCGCCTTGGGCGCACGTCTAAAGCTGTCGAGGTAAAGTTAAACAAGTTAAGAGGACAAGTGAAACGTACAAAAGAAGCTGTTGTGGTAACAGACGCAAAGCCATTTGATCTTACCGATTTGTTTGGTGACGATGAGTTTGGTGACGAGCCATTGGGCACCATTGTTGACGCGGCTTTTGCTGAAGCTGACGAAGAAGAAGTTAAAACCAATGGCAAGCCAAAACACTACCTGTACAATGCGCCATTTGAGAATAAGGAACATGCCAAGGCGATGGGCGCACGTTGGGATGGTAAGTGTTGGTTTGTGCCCGACACTCTGATTGGCGCAGATCGTGAAGCGTTGATTGACGCGTTTGGCCCTACCAAGTACGGCTACCTTGATAATAAAAGTAAGAACAAATGGCTTACGTTTGTGCCTGCTGACGAACCTTCCCCGGACCGGGTGGACGTAAAGCCCAAGCCAAAACGTGTCACACAGAAGAAAGCAAGTGTGACCGTCAAAGCTACAGGTAACCAAACTACTGCTGTAGGTAATCCAACTGTTGCTGTAGGCAACTCAACAGCCGCGCAGCGTGACGCCGATGCGCACGTATACATTATTCGCGTACCAAAGGTTCTTGTTGCTGCGGTACTGGTATCGGTGTTGGTAGCCGCTGCGTGGTACGTGGGTAAAACGTATTAGGGACTTCCCTAAATGAAAGGGGTGGCGTGGTGTCACCCCATAACAAATGGAGAAATACAATGGCCTTATATTGGCAAAACAGACACCTAATGTCCTTCGACAAAGTAGCAGCAGTATACGATGCTATCAAACCCCTGCGAGGTAAACACAAGAACGACAACGTGCGTCCTCTTGGTGACCGTGCGCGTAAACAGGAACGGATCAAAAAGATCAACAACAACTGCTATGTGCTGACAGATGGGTATTACACTGGTGACGATGTGTTTAGGGGTTGGGGTTACGGTGGTAACACAGGTACACCAACCGAAGCAGAAATGATTAACCTTGCACCAATCGTGTGGCGCAGACACAGGGATGGTACGACGACAATCAAGGTGCGTAACGGTACAGGTCAAGGTGCACACAACGGTCGGTATAGTTTCTTAGACAGACACTTACCAAAGGGTATGCGGTTCATCGTTCGCAACGGTAAACACTTTATATCGTTGGGTTACGGCACCACGTACAAGGAATACTATCTTGCCAAAAGTAACACGGTAGCTGCGTGGGCGCTGCCTGACGATGCACGGAAAAATCGGTGGACTAACGACTTAACATCCCGTGATGATGGTGTGGCGCTGACGTTTCGTGTTGACGACGACAAAATATCTTTTGTGGATGGTGGTAAGGGGGTGCCTGTTGCGCCCAAGGTTCGGGTAGATAAGAAAGCCAAAGCCAAAATGAAGGATGCTATTGCTGAGTTCCGCGAGTGGGCGTTCACCATGTATCCGTTGCTACCTTACAGGGATCACGAATATGCAAAGCGGATACGCGACGAAGTATCTGATGCCGTTGGCGGTAACAAATATGGGTGGGGATGGAATACGTTGTCTAAGTTCGCGGACAACTCAGAAATAGTATGTAA